GACGACTACAATACCCTGCACCGCCGGGCTGCCGGCGGAATTCAACCGACCGAGGAGTGATCACATGAAGACCCAACCAAGCACAGCCGCCGGGCGCCGGCTGCCGGCCACGCCTGGCGACCTCGAGGCCCGCGCCTTGAGACTCTGGCCAGACGGCGAGCCGTGCGCCGAGCACAACCGCCGGGAGTGGATTCGCGCAGTCTGCATGGTGCGCGCTACCCGAGGCGGCTGGGTCGCCGATCTCCGGGCGCAGGGTGTGGCCTCCTGATGGCGATCGCACCGACACCGCGGCGCGGCGCGAAGAGCACCGCAGACGATCTGCGCGAGATCATGGCAGAGCACAGCCTCACGCAACGCGACGTAGCGGCGCTGGCCTGCGTCTCGATCAAGACCGTCGAGGGCTGGCTGGCCCACAAGGCCGCGGCCAGCTTTCGCAGCATGGCGCCGCGCCACCTGGCGCTGATCCGGCACAGCCTGCCGGGATATCTGTCCGCGCGCAGCGGCAGGAAAGGAATCTGACCGTGTGGTTATTCACATCTGGCGGCTGCAAGCTTGTGGCCATGGAAGTCTGGACGACGCTTCATCGCGCCCAGCGCGAACGGCTGTCGATCTCCGCGAGGCGGGGCGGCCGATGACATACAGCCGACCGTGCAGCGCCGACGACTTGGCGCCCATCCTCCGCCACACGGTGACGGACCGTACCTTTCTGAGACTGCACCCAGCGACAGCGCTCTGGTGGCGTCAGCGCCCCAAGTGCAGGGCCTGCGCGCACTACATCGCGGACGTCCAGCACGACCGATCGAACAGCGGCGAAAGGTGCTCGGCGTCGCGGGTCCGAATCAACGCTGGACTGCGATCGCGCACCATCACCATGCACTGCATCGATGCGCGAATCGATGGCGCCCCGTGCGGCCCTGCAGCCGCGCTGTTCGAGCCGAAGAAGGTAACCAGCTGATGATCACCGCCTACGCTGTCATCACCCCGGGCGTCGAGCTTCCGGCGCTGCTGCGCGACAGGGCGCGGGCGGAAGACTACGCGGCCATCGTGCGCGGCACCGTGCACACGCTGGTCGACGAGGCTGCCATCCTGCGCAAGTTCGACGCCTACGTGCCGGCCGACCAGGCGAGCAGCATGCGCTACCGCATTGCCGAGCTCGAGGCCCAGGTCGAAGCGCTGCAGGAGGAGCTGGGGCGCCAAGTGCTGCCGGCCGTCGGCAGGAGGCTGGCCGGGCCGCTATTGCCGGACGCCGAGGTGATCACTGACCCGGCCATGATTCAGTCCGCCTTCGAGGCCGACGCGGCCGTCGATCGCGGGATGGCCGACCTGCTCGACGATCAGTGCGACGGCTGGGCCGGGATGCCGCAGCGCACGGAGCTTCTGTCGTGAGCGCGGGCGCTGCAGCCCTGGCGCAGGCCGTGTCGCGCGCCTACACCATGGGGTCGAACATCATCACGTTCTACGCGCAGTCGGTCGGCCGGCCGATGAACCTGTCGCGTGAGCTGTCACTGCTGCTGGAATGGGAGGAGGCCTGTCTCGCGGGCATCCGGGCGGCGCGCGAAGCAGGCCGATCGATCGACATGCGCATGCTCGCGCAGCAGCTGGCCGAGTGCCGGGTCTACCTGGCGATCAACGCAGAGGAGAAGCCGCGATGATCCGCGCACGCCACTTCCCAGGCGACGACACCCTTGCGGTCGTCGAGGCCAGCACGATCGAGGAACTGCAGGCCGCGACCGGCACTCAGGTCTTCATGCACACCGGCGACGAGGCTTGGCCGGTGTCGGCGATCGTGCCGGCCGACAGCGTGCGTCAGCTGCTGGGCTAGGCCCCGAGCGCGATGCGCCGCTCAATGTCGGCCCGCTGCGCCCGCGTGAGAGCCTCGAAGGCGGCAAGCTCCACGGGCGACGGCTGCGCGCCGATCAGCCGCGCTTCGATGTACCCCACGATCGGGCCTGAGATCAGCGCGTTCAGCTTCGACGCCGTCTGCACGTCGCCGGCCAGGTCGACAACGATCACGCTGGCCCTGCCCGCGGCGCTCTGCATCGGCTCGCTGGCGAGGCCGGCCTGGGCCGCCGCACGCATGTCCTCGGGTAGCTGCTGCACGCGCTCGGCTGCCAGCCTGCGCAGCTTCGCTAGGTACACCTCGCCGCTGTTGTGGTCGAAGCCCGGGTCGACGCCATCTGGCACACGCTCGACGATCTCCGTGCGCGGGTTGCGCCAGCGGTAGGTGCCATCCTCGGGCGGCTCGTTCGGCGACAGGCCCATCGCGCCGAGCTCGTCCTCTGACAGCTGGATCACGCCACAGCGGCAGTTGAACCCGAGGGGCGGATAGTGGGTCTTGAACCACGGGTGATTCCACGGCAGCACCGTTCGATCCCAGCGCCGGTGCTGCTCGCGCGTGCGGAAGTCGTCGACGGCGTCATACATGAGGAACGGCGCGAGATCGGCCTGGGCCTCAATCTCCTGCCATGCCTGCACGCTGTAGGCCGTCTGCATGTTGGTGCGGAAGATCGTCTCAAGGCGCCACGGGCTGCCCAGCTGCGCCTGAGTCGGGAGCCCGCTCTGCGGGTCGACCACCTCACGCCGGCCCCACCATCCGCCCGACTTGAGCACAGGCTCGATTTCCTTCCGCCAGTCGGCGAAGGTTGTGCCGTTCGCCAGCGCCGAGTCGAGCGAGGCCCGCACCTGGCCCAGCATGTCCACGTCCATCATCTTTGCCACCGTGAAGGCGTGGTCGTGCGCTTCGCCCAGCATGTCGGCGTAGCTGAATGTCGGCCGCAGGCCCTTCGCGCGGAAGAAGTCGATCGCACGCTCGGGTGCCACGTCGAAGGCGCCGCCGGAGAGCACGTCGAGGAAGTCGACGACGCCGGTGTCGGCCTCGTGCTGCGCGGCGAACTCGGCAGCCTCGGTGATCAGGTCGTCGACGGCCTCGGCCGCGGCGATGGCCTCGCGCAAGTCGGCCATCGTCACGCGCATGTGCAGGCTCACGCCGGCCGGCGCCGCTGATTCCGCCAGGCGGCCAGCAGGCGCGAGGTGACGATGGCCCGCGTCAGCTTCTGCATCGTGCCCTCGGGCGGCTTCTCGGCCAGCAGCTCGTCGAGGCCGCGCGTGAACACCTCGGGATCCTCGGCGAACTCCGCGGCCTGCAGCAGCTGCTCGACGCGCTTGCCGGTGATCGACTGCGCATCGCGGGCGAACATGCGGGCGGCCTCGTACAGCGCGCGTTGATCGGCGCGGCGCGCGGCGCGCAGGGCTGCCAGAGCCACGGGCTCGCCCTCGGCAAACTCGGGCGGCGGCTCGGAAGGCCCGCCGCCCATCGCGGCGACGATAGACTGCAGCGGGTTGTCGCGCTTCTTCCACCCCGGGCCGTAGGTCTTGAGGATGTAGTCCTCGTCAGGGTCGAAGCCGAGCGCGTGGATCTTCGTGTCGCGGTCGGCACGCTGCGCCAGGTCTTCCGGCACCTCGGTCTGCCGATACACCCGCGGCGGCGTCGCGCCAGGGAAGTTCCACTCGCACCACCACTTCACCGGCCCATGGTTGAAGCTGCCGCACAGCAGGTCGGCGTCGGCCTCGACAATGTCCTGGCGCACGCTCAGGTGCACCTCGGCCTGAGCCCGGCTGCTGCCGTTCTCGGTCGTCATCGTCTGCCCGAGGATCACCTTCGCGATGGCCTCGTCCATCGCCCGCTTCATCGCCTCGTAGTCGGCGGCCCCGCTGCGGGCGGCTTCTAGCAGCTCGATCAGGCTCTCGCCCTGGTCGTTCGTGGGCACCACGACGCCGGCGTCGGTGGCGATCAGGCGCAGCGCGGCCAGCGCGTTCTTTCGCTGCGTCTCGTCCTCGAGCTGCGCCTTAGTGAGCTTCGCGATCGCCGTGGGCTGGCCAAACTTCTCCAGGAAGATCAGCCAGAACTTGATGTCGTTGCGCTTGAAGAAGCTCGGCCAGTAGAGCGCGTGCGCCAGTCCCAGGCCGTAGGGCTGGTCGTGATGGTCGCCGCCGAACTTCACCGACCAGAACTTGCGCGGCGGCACCTGGCGCCAGCCGCTGCCGCTGGCGAAGAGGTAGGCGTTCCCGTCGCGGTCGAAGCGAAAGCGCGCGCGGTCGCGCACTACCACGCGGTCGAAGCTGACGCTCGGCGTCAGGCTGCCGGCGGTGGCCGGCTTCCACAGCACCTCGGCCACGCCCCAGCCGTAGAACGCGGCGAAGAGGGCCTTGTCGGTGACGTCGTCCCAATTCATGCCGTCGAGCTCGGCCTGCAGGGCCTCGGCCGCGGCCTGGCTGGCGGCATCGTCGGAGCCGGGCTCGACCACGGTGTCGCAGCTGGTGAGCGCAAGGCGCCGCTGCGCCCAGCACGTCGACACCTGATCGTCGCGCAGCAGCTCGGAGTAGACAGACAGGTTCCCGATGCCGCCCTTCTGCTGCAGCACGGAGTCGGTGGCCGACAGCAGGGTGACGTAGGGCGAGACGGCGCGCAGGCTCTCAAGCGAGAGCGGCGAGGCTGGATCCTCGGCGCGCGCGATCTCGCGCAGGTCTGCTTCGACCGGCGGGTCGATCGGCTCGGGAATCATCGGTTCGGTCGCCATCATCACCCCCGCTTCATGCGAAGCCGTCCATGTTCTCGCCGGCGCTTCCGATGCCGAGGCTGCTGGCGCCGCGGTTCTCGCGCATCGCCTGCTCGGCCATCGGGCGAAGCACGCCAGCGCCGGCCGATTCTATGCGGCTGGCCCACGTTCGCACCCATTTGAGGAACTGCGTGACGCTGTCCACCTGGTCGTCGTGCGTGGAGAGCGGGAAGCCGAAGAACTCGACCTCGAAGTCGACCAGCCAGGGCGCTGACTCCGGCAGCAGCAGCAGCCCGGCCTCGACCATCGCAGACACCTCGTTCGCCCGGAAAACCTTGTCGCGCAGCGGCTCAATCGCGATGATCGGCAGGCTAGTCTCGCTGCGCAGATCCTGGATCAGCGACTGCCCGCTCGACTTGTCTTCGATCAGGATTGCCGCGGGCCTGTCGCGCTCGGCGTAGGCCCGCACCTTCCGCTTCAGCGTAGGGTAGTCCATGCGGTCGCGGCAGACTTCCCGCAAGTGATAGCCGGGCACGTCCTGGCCGAACTGCCACACCGTGCCCACCGTCGGGTCGTTTATCTCCTCGGGCTTCTGTGCGGTGTCCCAGCTGTGCACGATGACGTTCGCCTGCCGCGGGATCTGGCGCCACCGCTCGCGGCACCAAGCCTCCTTGAAGATGCCGCCCTCGTCGGGGCGCGGGCGCTGCTGGAAGAGCGCTGCCCAGGTGCGCGACTGCAGACGGAAGGGCTCCCAGTGCGAGGCGTCGAACCACTCCGGCCACAGCATGCCGCCGATCGGCCGGCCCAGCGGGTCGTCGGCGCGATCGCACTCGGCCGGCAGGTTGATGATCTCCCACACCCGCCCATCGGTGCACTTGATCGGCCCCGACTCGCCGGCGTAACCCTGCGGCAGCAGCCGCCCGGCTAGGTCGTTTTCGTGCCAGCGGGTTTGCACCAGCCCCAGCCACCCGCCCGGTATCAGGCGAGTCTGCAGGTCGTCGACGTAGGCTTCCCAGGTCTTCTCGCGGATCGTCGGGCTGTCGGCCTGCTCGCGGCCCTTGATGGGGTCGTCGACCAGCGCGCCGTGCGCCCGGTTGCCGGTCAGGCCGGCCAGCAGGCCCGCGGCGAGGTACTCCGAGCCGTTCGTGAGCGCCCATTCGTTCGCCGCGCTGCTGTCCTTCGAGATCGTGCACCCGAAGAGGCTGGCGAACTGCGGCGACCGCACGATCTGCCGGGCGCGGCGGCCGTGCTTGCGCGCCAGGTCGCTGCCGTAGCTGGCGAGGATGATCTTCGTTCCGGGCTGCTTGCCCATGAGGTAGGTCGGCGCGACGACGCTGGCATAGGTCGACTTCGCCGATCCTGGCGGCATGAAGATCATGAAGCGGCCGTAGCGCGTAGCAGCGGCGCGCTCGATCGCCTGCAGCACCAGCAGGTGGTGCGCGGCCACGCCCGACTCTACGGGCTTGAAGAGCCACTCGTCCGGGTCGTCGCTGGCTGGCTTGCCAGGGATCTCGATCGCGTTCGCGTAGCCGGCCAGCGATGCGCGCCCGCGTCGCCGGCGCAGCAGCTCACGGGCCGCCGCCTGCTGCAATGCGTTCGAGGTCGGCATCCGGCAGTGTCGTGACGTTCTCGTTCTTCACCGGGATCGGGCCACCGTTCGGCCCGCTGTGCTCTCGCCGGTTCGTGTAGGCGCCGCCGACTTCCTTCGCGGCCTGCTCGATCAGCGCCGCGGCGAGCGCCATGTTGCCGCGCGCCTGGGCCTTCTCGAAGAGCCGCTGCAGGTTGCGCAGCCGGTAGACCTGCGAGGCGATGGGCACCTTCGCCGTCTCCTCGAGGAACTCCTTCCGGGTGGCGTCGAAGAGCGCCTTCAGCTTCGCCGAGATCTCGCCGCCCTTGCGCTTCGTCGGATCGTAGGCCTGCACCTGCATGCGGGTGACGTCGATGCCGAACTCCTCACGCACGAGGTCGGCCACCTGCTGCGGGGTGTCATAGCAGGCCAGCGCCTGCACGATGAACACCTTCACCGGATCGTCTAGCTTCGCCATGATGCAGCGGATTGTAGGGGGCAGGTCTGCGCGGTCACACCTTCGCCGCGCACACCCCGCAGGCGTGGCGGATCTGCGCCTCTTCCACGCGCGGCCCGGCGGCGGCCGCGATCACCAGGCGCGCGACGCTGCCGTCGGGGTCGCCCGGGCCGTAGCGGCGCACCACGCCGACGAACTCCTCGACGTCGTGGCCGACGATGCCGAGCTTCGGCTGGCCGTCCTTCGTGAAGGCGGGCGCGCCGAACTCGTCGGTCATGTGCGCCAGGTGATATAGCTCGTGCTCTACCAGCGCGCAGGCCGCGGCGTCGTCGGCCTCGCGCCAGTAGAAGGCGTCGACCGTGATCACGAAGCGCGGCACGGCGCCGAACCACTCGCGCAGCTGCTGCTCGGCGCGGGCGCGCTTCCACGGGCTGCCCATGCCGGCCATGACGGTGTCTTCGGCCGTGCCGACGACCCGGCGGCCTTTGCTGGCGTAGCCCGACGATGCCCACAGGAAGCCCAGCGCGGCATCCTGCAGGTGCGCGTGGTCCGGGTTCGCCAGCGGGCCGGCCGGGTAGATGAACGTCGCGCGCACCCAGGCGAGCAGCTCGGGCGCCGGCGCGAAGGTCAGGTCGAAGAGCTCGTCGGCCAGAGCGGAAGGGGGCATCGGGCGCCATACCACACCCGCAGCGCTGGCGCCGCTGCGTTTGCTGGTCATCGAATCACCCAGGCGGCGCCGCTAGCCACAGCCAGAACTCGACCAGCGCCTGCACGACCGCCAGCACCACGACGACAGCGACCGCTGCCTCCGTTGCACTTATGCGAAAGAGGCGCCGAATGCAGCGGATGATGACCATGATTCGATGAATCTACGCAAACGGCACTTGCGCGCATACCTGTCAACTTTTACAGGTCGGCCGGTACAGCGCGAGCAGCGCCACGGCCGCGAGTCCGTAGACCCCGAGGTCGTGCTGCAGTAGCGCGCTGCACTGCGCCTCGCCGGGCGGAACGTGCCAAGGGCTTGCGATGTAGGCCAGGCTGCAGCCGACGACCAGCGCCTCCTCGGCCAGCCACCACGCGGCAAGGGCGGTGAACCAGCGGCTGCGGGCGCCTATCGCGGCTGCCATCATCAGCGCAGCAACGAGCAGCCCAGCGCGCACGGCTGCGCCGGCCGCATTCCAGATCTGCGCCTGGTGCTCGATCGGGGCCAGCGCCCAGCCGTAGTGCAGGGCCGCGCCGGCAAGCAGCAGCGCTACGGCAGTACCGTGAGCGGCAGTGTGTGGGTGAGCATGATCGGCCATAGGGCGTGGGTCTTGTTGCAGCGATAGCGCAGGCTGGTAGTTATTCCCGCCGGCCCGGGCGCCGCGGTTGCGGGCAGCACGAACGTCGGCGCCATGCGGCCGGGCGTGCTGCTTTCCGTCATTGCGAAAGCTTCGGTGCTGAAGTGGGCATGCGGGTAATCCCACGTCTTGCCGCGGGCATCGTGCAGGCTTCGGTACACGTCGACCTCGCAGTGCCGCGACGAATCGCGCAGCACTTCAGCGTAGATGGTCACCACCTCGCCGGCGCGAGCCTCGGCTGGGTATACCCGCAGCAGTTCAAGCGGCGGGCGCCTGTCTAGAGCCTGCGCCAGTACGATCAGCAGCGAGGCCCAAAGGGTGCACGTCGGCAGCCAGTCCCAGCGACGCATGACGTCGTCGATCACGTGCAGCCAGCCTACGGCCCGTGAATCGATCGCCAGACTCGCAGCGCGAACTCGTGCACGACCGTGAGCCCCGCCATGCACGCCAGCGCCCACTTGCTGACGCGAGCGATCATTGTCCATAGCCACCTCCAATGCTCACGCTCGCGCAGTCGCTCGCTCGCGTCTGCGAGTACTCGCCTGTCTTCATCGCTGAGTCGCGAATCTGGCTCAGGCGGTGACGACTTTCGCGGAGCCACACGGCCTACTTTACGGGCTGCGGGCCGCCGCCTCCGCCGCCGCCGCTGGTTTCGTTTTCAGGCCGAACCCATGCTGCCAAGCGCTCCAGCCACGAGGCCAGCGTGTTGCGGATCGTTTTCATGGCGTCGGTTCCTTCAGGGAGTCGTAGGCCCGCTCGCAGGCCTCGCCGGCGATTCGGGCTTCGTCGGCGTATGCAGCCAGGATTCCCGCGCGCTCGTCAGCGCGGCGCTGCAGGTCGGCGAGCATTCGGGCGGCGGCGCCGGCTGCCTGGCGATCGGCGGCAGTGCAGGAATCTCCGGCGGCGGCACGGGCCTCGAGCTCGGCGACATGGTCGAGCACGCCTGCACGAGCAGCGTCAGCGGCAGCAGCATCGCGGCGCGCGACCGCCAGATTGTTCGATGCGACACGGTTCACCTCCTCTGCCGCGCGAAGGCGGCGGGTCTGTTCGATCAGGGCGCCGTGCAGCGCCTCCTCGCGAAGCCTGGCCGTCTCGGCGGCCTGGGCCATCGCGTCGGCATGCGCGCGCTCGGCGCGGCTCTGCTGCCAGAGGCCCCAGGCGGCCACCAGCGCCAGCGACAGCAGCCAGGCCAGCGCCAGCGCGGCGCGCAGCTTCCACCGGACGGGCGACACCAGGCCCGGCAGCGCGGTCACGGCACGATGCCGGAGAAGGTGCCGGCGCGCTTGATCGTGATGATGCGATTCGCTGCGCGAGTCGGCTGCAGGCGGCTCGTGTGGATCCAGCCACTCGGTGGGAACTCGTTGATCAGCTGGCCGATGCCTAGGTCGTCGACGAACGGCGCCAGCATGCGCGCAACCTCAAGCAGCGAGCCCATCGACGGCGCCTCCCAGTCGACAGCGTCGCCGGTGACGTGGTGGCTGGTGTCGCCGCTGCCGACGGCGCGGTTCACCGGCGGGCTGCGGAACCAGCTTGAGACGTGGATCGGCACCGGCCGCCCGGCCCTGGCAGAAAGGAACGCGCGGATGCGCTCCATCATCGCGGCCGTCTCGCGCATGCGATCGATAGTCGCCGGCGCTGGCATGTTGTCCAACCCGAGGCGCACCGCGGTTTGACTGCGGATGGCCTCGGCGAGGGTGAAGTTTTCCGACAGCTTCATGACTGCGCCTCGGTCTTCGGCTGCCGAACTAGCCGGCCCAGCAGGAACAGAATGCCGAAGACGGCAGGCACGCGGTGCTCTGGCACGCCGACGGCCAACAGAACGGCCTGCTGCCACTCCTCGGGCATGCTGCCCCAGGCTACAGCGACGACTGCCACCTGAACACTGAGCATGCGCACAGACTGGCGCCAGTTGGGAATGATCTCTGGCTTCATGGCGTGAATTCTTCCGCGCGCTGCTCGCCCTTGCCACCCGCAACCGCGGGCGGCTCGCTGTCGGCGGCCCGGCGCAGCAGGTAGTTGACGGTCTGCCTGCTGACGCCGAACTCGTCGCTTACGGCAGCGCGGCTGCGGCCGGCCTTCACTGCGGCCACGATCGCGGCGTTGCGCTCGTCCAGCAGCGCGTCGCGCTCGACGGGCAGCTGCAGGCGCTGGCCTCGGAAGGCGGCCACGAGGCTCTCGGCGGCCACGAGGCCCAGGCGCAGCGCCAGCGGGTGATCGGGCGCGACCTTCATCGGCACGACCAGCTCGCGGCCGCCCCAGCCGCGGCAGAGCTCGATCGCGTCGGTGTAGCCCATCGCGGCGACAAGCTCTTTCACGGTGCGCTGCATCGGGGTTCCTCGTGCTGTTGCGGCGCGGCGATTGTAGAGACGGGCGGCTTCACGCCGACGTAGTCCGCCAGCGCGGCCGCCGCTTCCGTCCAGCTGTCGTGCCACTCGGCCCGGTAGCCAGCCTCGCGCATGAGGTCGAGCCACTCGCGCTGCGCGGGCGTCGGCTTCTCCCTGGGCGCCTTCATTTCAAGCCAGAACGAGCCGAAGCCCTGGCGGCGCAGCGGCAGCAGTAGGTCGCTCACGCCGGCCTTCGCCCCCTCGGCCTTCAGTCGCGCAGCCTCGCGCGGGTTGCGCTTGCCGCCCATCGGCAGGGCCAGCAGATAGGTGCCCAGCGTGGCGCCTGGGCGAATGTCGGCCGCCGGCGGCAGGCGCATGCGGTGCGCCCAGGCGATCAGGGCGACTTGGTGCTGATGTTCCAAGTGCTTCACTGGCTGTCCTTCTCCCGCAGCGCCCGCAGCAAGCGGATCCGTTCGATGATGCCGCGCAGGTAGTCCTCGGCCACCTGGCGCTCGGCCGGGTCTTCGATCGCGTCCACCTGCGCTCGCCATTGGGCCGGCGCGCACAGGCGCTGGATCCGCAGCGCGTGCCCAAGGCCTCTGTCGCGTGTCGTGAGCGGCGGTCGCGACATCACGCGGCCAGTCTCACCGCCATGGCGACCTTGGACAACGCGCAGGCCCGCAGTTGGCAGATCCGCGAATCTGAGACTCCGAACCGTTCGGCTATCGCGGCCTGCGTCATGTCGTCGTCGTAGAACATGCTCAGGACGGCCTGCTCCCGCTCGCTCAGTTGACCGGATGCCGAGACTGCTGCTTCCACCTGCTGTTTCAGTTCCAGCCACGTCTCTGGATTGGCCAGCGGGCATGCCGGAATCAGATCGATGCCGTCGGCGTCATCCATAGCTGCCGCCGCCGGCGCCGCGTATCGCAGAGCGTCAAGGCCTTCCACCGACATGCCAATCTCGCCAGCGATCTCCGCCGTCGTTGCGGCCCGGCCAAGGCGGTGCTCGAGAAGCTGCTGCGCCAGCGCCGCTCGCCGCTGCGCGCTCCTGTCGCTGCGCAGCGCCTCGTCGAACGATCGGAGCATGTCCATCATGGCTCCGGCGATTCGCGGTTCGGCGTATGTCTGTAGCGATGCGCCGCGGCTTGGGTCGTAACGCTCCACGGCCTCCAGTAGTCCGATCATGCCGGCCTGCATGAGATCGTCGATCTCAACGCTTGCCGGCAGGGTCGCGAGCATCTTGTGCGCGATTCGCCTCACCATCGGCAGATTGGCCATGAGCGCCGCGCTGGCCGCATCCATCAAGGCACCTGCGAGCGGATGCCGAGGCGCCGCAGCAGCGCCCACGCGTCATGCACCTCAGCCTGCGCCTGCTGGCGCAGGGTGTCGAGCGGCATCGTCGCGCAGGCGAGCATGCGGGCCTCGGATGCGGTCAGGTCGCGCGTGTCTGGCGCGCGCTCAGGCGGCGCCGGAGGCAGGCGGCGCATCGGCCAGCTCGCGCGCGATGCCGCGGACGTGCGCGGCAATGACTGCGTCTCCGCCGCTGATCTCGCTGCCGCGGCTCATCGACGCGGCGAGCTTGCCCAGCGCCTCGGCGTGCAGCCGCATCGCCGCGAGGTACGCGGGGTCGGCCAATGCGGGCTTGGTGAGGGCGTCGGCGGCGGCGCGCTGCGCAGCGGCGGCGGCCTGGCCGGCCTCGGCCACGGCCTGCTCGGCGTCGGCGCGGGCCTGCTGGGCGCGGACGCTGGCGGCATCCGTGTGGAGTCGCGCCAGGCGGTGCCACTCGTCGCGGGCCGGCCCCGGCTCGGCCGGGTATGTGGGCAGCGCGGGAAGGGCTGGCAGAACGAGGTCAGGCGTGTCGGTGGGCATGATTGCTCCGGATGATGAGGGTCGGGTATCGACTGTATTGCATTGATCTGCGAGGTATATAGGGTCTTACACAGTAGTTCGGTGTATTGGCGGGGGTGGGATGGTCATGCGGCACGAGGCATCTGCTCGGCGTCGCGGAAGGATGAACTGCGAGGAGAGCATCAGGCTACCCCCTTCTTCAGCACCCACACCCGAGCCTGGCGACCGCTTGGCGTTTTCCTGGTCACGTCGCACAGGATCATGCTGCGGTCCCGCTCTCGCATCACCTCGACGATGTTGCCCGCCCGGAGCTCGTTCATGCGCTTGCCGATGGCATGCGCGTCCAGCCGGCAGTACGCGGCGATCTCGTGCACGGTCAGGCCTCGCGCGCCGTGATCCTTCAGCGCCTGCAGGATGACGGCATGGTGCTCGCCGGCGAAGTTCGGCACCTCGAGGGCGGCCAGCTTAGACGTGCTTGGCGCGCCGCGGCGGGCAAGCTTGCGCGGCTCCGGCGGATCTGTGAACGCTGGCGCGGCGAAAAGGTCGGCTTGCATCATCACGGCCGCACCTCGCAGGCAGGATCGTGCCTGCCGTCGATGTCGCAGGGGTGCGCTGTGAGAAAGCCGGCGGCGATCGCGGCCAGCGCGAAGATCACGAGGATCAGTTTCGTTCTACGGTTCATGGTCGGTTGCCTTCCTGCCGTCATGCGACGGTCTTCGTTGCGAGGCCGCCGATCAGTGCGGCGACCCGTTCTTGCCCGGCCAACAGCGCCGGCCGGCGGTCTTCGATGCCTGGCAGCAGCTCGACGGCAGCGTGCGCGATGCTCAGGCGCCCCAGGCGCACGGCTTCCTGCAGCACTGCCTCACGGCCGCCCGGGTCGTGGCCCAGCGATGGCGACCAGCGCACCGGCTTGCCGTCGTCGCGGGCCTGAGCCACGAGCCGGCCGTAGGACTCCCGGAAGGCCATCCGCGCGCCGATGCGATCGCCCTCGGCGAGCAGGTGCCGCGCTACTCCGTAGGCCGCAGCCATTTCATCAGTCCACACTGTCGAGCCGGCCTCGTCCTGCGGGATCATGGCCCAGGCCTCCTCGGCGCCAGGGCGGCCGTCGTCGAGCCGGCTCAGGACGTCCTGCACCGTCAGCAGCCCGCGCACCTCGCGCCGGCAGCGGCGCAGCGCGCCCAGCACCTGCGCCTCGGGATACCGCGACAGGTCGTCGACGAAGACCGCGGCGGCCGCTGGCGAGAAGGTGCGCCCGCACAGCTCTGCCGTCACCGCGACGGCTTGGATCAGTTGCTCACTCGGCATGCTCTGCCCCTTGTTCCTGCTGCTCCCGTTCGGCCCGCGCCTTCGCCAGCAGCGGCGCGAAGGCGTCGAGATTCGTCTGCGTGCGGTCGGCCTGCTGGGCGGCTGTAGCTGTGATCTGGCGTCGCGTGGCCCACTCGGTGCGCAGCTTCTCGGCATCCTTCAGTAGCCCGCCGACGGCGTGTCCTCCGCGCACGTAGAAGGCGCCGTTGTGCCCGACGTAGAAGGCCGCGACGTGGGGCGCCTCCTCGGCGCCGAGGCGGCCGACGAACTGCGCCATCTGCGCGTTCGTGGTGGCGTTGCGCACCGGGTCGGTGCCGTACCGCTGCACGAAGGCCCCGGTGTAGGCATCCCAGGCGGCGTCGGTCGGCTTCTCTGCCCGCGGCTTCCGGGCGCCGGCGGGTGCCGCTTGCGGCCCCGGCGGAAGCACGGTTGCGGTTTCGGTTTCCGGTTCCCGGTTCTCGGTTCCGGTTCCGGTTCCGGTTCCGGTTCCGGTTCCGGTTACGGTTACGGGTAGAAGTGCGCGCGGATTGCATACACCTGCGCGCATCCGCGTGCATCCGTCATGTGGGAATTTGCTCTCCTTCGCGCGCGGCGCGTTGTCCCACTTCCGCATCTGCAGGTATGGTTTGCCCTCGACGGCGTAGAGGTCGAGCAGGCCCGCGTCGGCCAGCTCGTCAAGCAGCTCGGCGCAGCCGGCGGCGTCGACGGCCGCCTTGATCGGGAAGCATGCCGCCTTCACCATCGCGGGCCTGGCGTCGGCGCGGCCGAAGTCGTCGACGGTGACGAGCAGCCGGTAGAAGAGCACCTCGGCGGCAGGCCTCAGGCGGTCGATCGCCTCGCTGTCGCGGATGCCCGGCTTCAGGTAGCGCGTCGGCATCAGGCGGCCCTCACGTCGCTGCGCAGCCACTCGGGCACCGCCCACAGCGTCATGCCCAGGCCCTCGGCGATCGTGGCCTCGAGCTTCGCGCCGCGGCTTTCCGTCCACCCGGGCAGCAGGGCCACGCCGTCGCAGTCGACGAGCGCCTTGATATCCGCGCGCATGCAGTCGAGCCACCGCGCGTTCGGTTCAGGGTTGAGCTCGGCGGGGTTCACCACCTCGAAGCCAGCGGCGCGCAGCTGGGCCGCCGCTTCGTGGAAGGCGGGGAAGTTCAGCAGCGGCTTGCCGGTCATCGGGCCGGAGACGTATAGGCGCGGGCGCTTCACGCTGCAGCCCTCGCCTCGCGCGCCAGCGCGTCGAGCACCTGCATCGGCGTCACGACGTTGCCGCCGAGATCGCACAGCGCCTTGATCCTGCCGGCCGGCACGCTGCCGCGGTCAAGCCAGCCGCTCACCGATGCCGCGGAGATCCCGAAGTGCTCGGCCACCTTCGAGACGCCACCAGCTGCGCCGACGGCTGCGCGCACCACCTGATGCGCCGTCGCGTTGTCTGCCATGTGTTCCCCTTCATAGTTGCAGCGCGATGCTATTTCCGATAGCCTGATATTGCAAGCCCCGAGGAACAAAATCCCCACCTATGCACTCGGATACCACCGCGGCGCTGGCGCTGCTGATGTAGGGGCGAAGTGCAAGAAGACTGTGAAAGCCGGGGCCGCTGTCCCGGCATTTTTTCGCCTTGCATGCTACTGCAAGTTGCACCGCGCTCCGCTACGATGTAGCATTGCGATGCGCGCTCGGCGATAGACCGGCGGCATCACAGGACGACAACCACCCATGAGCAACCTACCTGCGGTGCGCGAGCAGCGCGCCTTCTCCCTCACCGACATGCGCGACATGGCCGGCGCCCTGGCCGAGTCGAAGCTGTTCGGCATCCAGACGCCGCAGCAAGCCTACGCGCTGATGCTGATCGCCGACGCCGAGGGCCTGCATCCGGCCAGCGTGGCGCAGGACTACGACGTCATCCAAGGCCGCCCGGCGCGCAAGACGCACAGCGTGCTCGCCCGCTTTCAGCAGGCCGGCGGCAGCGTGCAGTGGCACGACTTCACCGAGCAGGTCGTGAGCGGCACGTTCAGCCACCCGAAGGGCGGCAGCGTGCGGATCGAGTGGAACCTCGACATGGCTGCCCGCGCCGGCCTGCTGAACAAGGACAATTGGAAGCGGACACCGCGCGCCATGCTGCGCGCCCGGTGCATCGCCGAGGGCGTGCGCGCGACCTTCCCGGCAGCGCTGGGCGGCGCGATCGTCACCGAGGAAGCGCAGGATCTCGACGTCGTCGCCACCCAGTCCGACGGCACCACGGTCGTTCAGCCGCCTGCAGGCCCGACGGTGGCGCGCAAGCCACGGCCCAGCGCCGCACCGGCGCCGGCCGACGTAGTCGACGCGACGCCTGCCACTAGCGCCGGCGCGAGCGCCGAGGAGAATGCGGCTGTGACGGCGCCGGTCCAGGCCGCCGCGCCCGCGCCTAGCGGCGACCGCATGGTCGGCCAGGGCGAGATCGCCTACCTGGGCAACAAGGCGCGCAGCATCGGCGCCGATCTGGCCGAGGTGGCCGCGGCCGTCGGCTTGCATGGAGTGGTGATCGAGGCCGGCAAGCTGTCGAAGGCCGACTTCGACACGGTGAAGGCCGAGCTGCTGAAGCGGGGTGCGTGATGCCCTTCTTCTCATTCGACGAGGCCTCGCACACCTACGCCCTCGACGGCGTGAGGCTGCCGAGCGTCACCCAGCTGCTCAAGGGCGCCGGCATCGGCCCTGACTTCAGCGCGGTGCCGCCGCAGTTGCTCGAAGCCGCGCGCGCCTTCGGTTTGGCCGTGCACCTAGCCTGCGAACTCGACGACCTGGGCGAGCTCGACGACGACGGCACCGATGCGCGCGTCATGGCTTGCGTGCACGCCTGGCGCCGCTTCAAGGTCGAGAACGACGTCGAGGTGCTCGCCACAGAGCAGCGGCTCTACCACCCGACGCTTCGCTACGCCGGCACGCTTGACGGCCTGGTGCGGATGCGCGCGTGGCGCGGGCACGGCACCGACATCGTGCTGGTCGACCGCAAGACCGGCCTGCAGCCGCACCCGTCCTTCGGCGTGCAGTTGGCTGCCTACGAGGAGCTGCTGCACGTCAACGACGCCGACCTCGGACCAGGCTCTCAGATCCGCCGCGCCAGCGTTCATCTGTTTGACGACGGCACCTATCGTTTGCACCGATTCACGAATCACAGCGATTCAGCATGCTTCATGGCATGCTTGGCGCTGCACTCCTGGAAGGAAGCCACCAAGTGAACGACACCACCGCCACCATCCCCGCTAGCGTCGCGATCGCAGCGCCCAGCAGCGCCGACCTGCAGCGCGGCGCCGCCAGCGCGCTCGACCTCGTGCAGTCCTTCGAGGTCGTCGACGCCGCAACATTTGAGATTGCGGCCGACGAGCTCAAGGCGATCAAGGGCAAGATCGACGCGCTGAACGAGAAGCGCCTCGGCATCACGAAGCCGCTCGACGCCGCGAAGGCCGCCGTCATGGCGCTGTTCAAGCCGCCGATCGCGCTGCTCGAGCAGGCCGAGGGCATCCTGAAGCAGAAGATGCTCGGCTGGCAGCGCGAGGAGCAGCGCAAGGCCGAGGAGGAGCGCCTAGCGCGCGAGCGTGCCACTCAGGCCGAGCGCGAGCGCCTCGAGGCCGAGGCGAAGGCCCTAGCCGCCGAGGGCCGCACCGGCGAGGCTGCCGTGAAGGAGCAGGTCGCGCAGATGGTCGTCGCGCCTCCCGCGGCCGTGCCGGCGCCGCCGGCCGTGAAGGGCATCAGCACCAGCACCACCGTCGACTTCGAGGTCGTCGACCTGCTGGCGCTGGTTCAGCACGTCGCGCAGCGCCCCGAGCTGCTGGCGCTGCTGGCCGTCGACTCCGTGAGGCTGCGCGCCCAGGTGCGCGCGACCGGCATGGCGACGAACCTGCCGGGCGTGCGCGTGTTCGAGAAGCAGACCCTGGCGGCTCGCCGCTGATCAAAACCCAGGGCGGCCTCGCGCCGCCCCAGCACCACGAAAGACCAGCAGCATGAAATTCAAGACCTACACCATCACCGTTTACAAGGCCGCCGACGGCTGGCGCTGGCGCATGAAGGCCGCGAACGGCCGCACGGTGGCCGACAGCGGCGAGGCCTACGCCACGAAGCGCGGCGCCGAGCGCGCGGCCTACGCCGTGGTCGACGCCTCGATCCTCGTCAACGTCCAAGGAGTGCACTGAGCATGAAACTGATCGGAATCTGCCGCCTCGGCCGCGACGCCGAGACGCGCTACACCTCCACCGGCGAGGCCGTGTGCGGCTTCTCGGCCGCCTTCGACTACGGCCGCAAGGAGGGGGGCCGCCGCCCTTCTCAGTGGGTCGAGTTCACACTGTGGGGCAAGCGCGCCGAGGCGCTGGCCGAGCACCTGCTGAAGGGCACCCAGCTGTTCATCGTCGCCGGCGACGTGCACGTCGAGACCTACGAGAAGCGCGACGGCGGCACCGGCACAAAGCTCGTGGCGAAGGTCGAAGACCTGCAGTTCGCCGGCAGCCGTGCCGACCGCGAAGGCGGCGAGCAGCGCCAGGCCGCGCCCAGCCCGGCGACGGCAGCGCGCGCAGCTGCACCGGCGCCGCGCCAGGCCGCCGCGAAGCCGTCGACCGGCTTCGACGACATGGACGACGACATTCCCTTCTAGATCAGAGGATCCCATGAGCACCGAAGCGCAAGTCCTGTACGTGCCTGACATGGCGAAGCTGCTCGGCCGCACCGAGGCCGCCATCCGCAGCGCCGTCGCGCGCGGCGGCGCCGACTGGCTGCCGCCGCGCTTGAACACCCGCCGCCTGTCATGGCGCCGCGCCACCGTCGACGAGTTCCTGCGGGGCCTGGAGACGCGGCCGGCAAAGGGGAAGAGGTCGTGAGATGCACCGGCCTCGCGCTCGCCTGCGGCCCGTGGTCTGTCTCTATGCTTGAACGGCCGCAGTTGCGCCCCTACTACGTGTGCCGGCAAGTCAGCCCGACCGGATGGGAGCAGTTGCACGCCAGCGAAGGCGGCATTGCACGTTTCGAGACGATGAGCGAAGCGCAAGAAGCCGCAGACGCAGCGAATGCCGCAAGGGCCTAACGTTCGAGCTAACCTGACCAAAGGGGCAGCAGATGACTGATAGAAACGAGACGGCGCAGCCTGCCCCTTTGGGTCAGGTTGAGCGAGGGGTTTGGCATCAACCGATAGGAGAGTCGATGGTGACCGTTGAACTCAACATGGGCGACTTTGTGCATTGCAGGAACGATGCGCTGCTGCAGTTCGCAGTTCGTCAGAAGCTGATCGCCGCCGGAATCCCGCTGGGGCCGTGGGGCATGTCGCAGCCTGAGCGTGGCGTGCTGGAGTGGTACGACGACAAAACGAGGCCCTTCGTCCGCGTGGTGAAGTGGCGCGATGCTGCAATTGATGCCTAACGATAGTTTGAGCCGCCAAGGAGTCCGAGATGAATGAACCGAAGCGCGAAAGCGCCCATGCCGACGATGGTCGGCTCGAAACGCTAGTTAGGCCGGTGCGATGCTGGTACTGCGGCCAGCAGATGCACTACAGCGGCCACGTCGCGCACGAGCCGGAAGTGCGCCTGACGCTGGATGCGGGCGACACGGAAGAGAGCCTGTACATGCACACCCGCTGCTGGAACGACTGGCAGCAGCGCAGGCGCGGCGAAGACGAGTACGAGGCCGGATACGCACACGGCTTGCGTGATGCAAGGTCCTAACGTAGAAGTAACCGGCAAGCCCACGCGGTGCTGCCGGAGCGAGATAGCCTGCCGGGGCCTGGAGACGCGGCCGGCAAAGTGGAAGAGGTGGTCGTGAGATGCACCGGCCTCGGCCGCTGTTTCCGTAGCGCGAAACTTTACATTTGTGGCGCGCATAAAAGGCTTGCGCAACGATGATTGATGGCGTACATTATTGCTCATGGGCGGCGCGGTGCAGCCCAGCAACCCGGAGAGACACTATGAGCAAGACCTACATTCTCGGAACCCTCGGCCAAGGCGGCCGTCAGATCAATTTCGCGGGCGGCAAACTGTTCGAGGCGATGGACAACGGCGAGTTCACGAGCAAGGCCGAGGCGCGCAAAGCGGCGGCGGAGCTTGCCAAAATGTGGGCGCGTGATTCCGAGGATGGGGTTTGCGACGTGGCCATTGCTGTCAGCGCCGACGAGGACATCATTCCGAACCTGCTGACGGTGGCAACTGCGACCCGTGGCCGCGAGACGGTGCGGTGGGCATGAACAAGCCGCCCGAACCGAAGAAGGCCGGGCGGCCTGCGCTGCCGCCCGAGTTGAAGCGCACCGCTCGCCTGAGCATGCGGACGTATCAAGACGTGGCGGACAAAGCAGCACGCCTGGGGACAGAAACAGTCGAAGCCCTGATCCGTCGCGCGAAAGAGCCGTCGCCATGAGGTGGCGGCACAACGTTCAAGCTAACCGGGAGACGCCATGAAAGAGCAACGAGACACCACACAGCCTGCCGGCGGCTCTCCGGTTGAGCGAGGGGTTAGTCCCTGCCCGTGGTGCGGTAGCCCCGCCGAAGTGGAAGACGACTTTGCTCGCAACTGGCGGGTGCAATGCACAAACCTAGAAGCCTGCGGCTGCACTGACGGCCGGCTGTACGAGAGCGCCGCCGAGGCGGTGCGCATGTGGAACCGCACCCCGTGCGCGCACCCGGCCTGCTTAGACAACGATGACGAGCGCTGTCCGCGCTGGCTGACTGGCGAGTGTGCTGGGCCTAACGTTGGAGCTGAGCCGACCGAGGAGGCAGGAGCCGACTGGCCGCGGAGGGACGATGACAACGATGGCCCGGAGCGGCCAGGCGGCGCCTGCCGGAGCGGGTCGGCTCGAGCGAGTTGTTAGGCCCCGACAGATTGGAGAGTACCGTGAACGACGATGAGTTCAACACGCTGTGTGAGGCGCACAGCTTTGGTGCCGTGGCACGGGGCGAGTTCCCTCTGATGCCTCGCGGCTTGCTCAAGGCTCTTGTGGACGCCGCCGTGGCCGCAGAGCGCGAGCGGTGCGCAAGGAAGCCGCTGACGGCGCAGCAACTGGACAAGCTGATCGAAGCGCACGTCGGCGGCTCTGAGTTGACAGACGGCGAGTACAGCGCAATGGTGATGTTTGCCGCGGCCGTTGAGCGGGCGCATGGCATTGGGGCCTAACGTTTGAGCTAACCGGACCCCTACAGCGCGAGGACTACATGAGCAACGAAAACACACCGCAGGATGAATGCCACCGGCCCGCTGTTGGGGGTCCGGTTGAGCGAATGGTTAGGCCAGGTGCCGAAGCGCGCTGGTATTGCCTGAGCCGCGAGGGCATGGCAACGCTGTGCGCAGACGAGGAAGACGCCAAAGAGGTGGCCGCCGAGAGCTGGGTGGCCTGGCCGCAAAACGGGCCATACCGGGTTGCGAAGATGGTTGATGCTGACACGGCTGAATCGCTCCGCACCGCACTGACAGAACTGCGCGACCGCATTAAGGGTCACCCGGCGTATGCAAGCCTGACCGAAGACGAGGAATGCGACGTTGGCGGCGACACCGCCGAACTGTCGTATCTGGCCCGGGTGGCTGATGAGGCTTTGGGGCCTAACGTAGAAGTAACCGGCAAGCCCCCGCACGGTGCTGCCGGAGCGAGATAGCCTGCCGGGGCTTGTCCGGTTGACTGCCATGTTATGCAGCACTGCTGCCGGAGC